ATTCACTAATCCTCCTCTCTCATAAAATGGACGCCGACGCCAAATAAATGTGTCCTGATCCGCATCTGTTTTACACTTGGTTCATCCTGTTCAAATCAGCGAAATCTATCTTTATAGCGGGGACCGCCTCGCACGTCGGGAAGAGCTGGACCGCAACTGCAATTGGCCGCTATCTGCGCCGCCGCGGAATTCGAGTGGCCCCCTTCAAGGCCCAGAACATGTCCAACAACTCCGCGCCGCTTGCCGGTGGCGGCGAGATAGGCCGTGCGCAGGCCGTCCAGGCGGAGTCGTGCGGCGTCGAACCGACCAGCGACATGAACCCCATCCTGCTGAAACCCACGTCCGATTCCGGCTGCCAGGTCATCCTCAACGGGAAGGTGTGGCAGAACCTCAGCGCCTCCGCATACTATGAACACTTTGAGGACCTTCTCGATCACGTGCTTGCCGCCTACCAACGCCTCTCCCGTCAATACGACTACATCGTGATCGAAGGCGCGGGAAGCGTGGCCGAACTGAATCTCAAGTCGCGCGATCTGGTGAACTTCGGACTCGCTACCCGCGTCGGTGCTCCGGCGCTTTTGGTCGGCGACATCGATCGCGGCGGAATCTTCGCCTCCATCATCGGAACCATCAGCCTGCTCTCTGAAACCGAACGATCCCTGGTCCGCTCATTCGCCGTGAACAGGTTCCGCGGAGACCGCCGGCTGTTTGAGGACGGCGTCGGCATCCTCGAACAAAAGAGCGCACGCCCCTGCCTGGGAGTCTTTCCGATGTTGCAGGACATCGAGATCGACGCAGAAGATGGTGTAAGCCTCGACGAGATCCCGAACCCTGCCCTCGCGGACGTAGCCGTTATCTCGCTGCCTCGCATCTCCAACATCACGGACTTCCAGTTGCTTCGTGGCATCCGCCGCATTCGTGGGTGAACACCGATATTCTCGATAACCGGGAGAAGGTGCAGGACCGCGCGCGCGACATGGCGCGCAATCACCCGGTCATTTCGGGCGCTATCGATCGCCGCGCCGAAACGGTGGTCGGTCCTGAAATCCGGCTTGAAGCGCAGCCTGCTTTCGAGGCGATGGGCAAATCTCCGGAGTGGGCCGACGATTGGGCCACGAACACCGAAGAGCAGTTTCGCGTCTGGGCGCAGAACCATCGCTTCCTGGCCGATGTGGAAATGCACTCGACCTTGGGCGGTGTAGTGGAAACGGGCTATCGCCACTGGTGGACCGACGGCGACGCCCTCGCCGTAGTGAAACTGCTTGATCGCGGTGGAGCATACCAGACCTGCATCGAGGTCATTGATCCAGATCGCCTTTCGAATCCAAACGGCGTTGCCGACAACATGCCGCTGGCGAACGGCAACAGGGTGATCGGTGGCGTGGAAATCCACCCCGACAATTATCCGGTCGCCTATCATATCCGCTGCGCGCACCCGGCAGAATGGGGCCGCACCGATGGTGAGACGATGCGGTGGGAGCGGGTTCCGCGTTATGACGCCACGGGGCGTCCGGTCGCGATCCATGCATTCAAGCGTAACATCGGCGGGCAGCGTCGAGGCATTTCGCGGTTCGTTGCCGCCATCAAGCGCATGAAGATGTTCGACCGCTATGATGATGCCGAAATCGAAGCGGCGCTACTCAATGCGGTCATGGCTGCCTTCATGGAAAGCCCTTTCCCCACCGGCGACGTGCGCGGCGCGATGCAGGCACCCACCGGTGGCGAAGGTGAGGATGGCTGGTCATTCGAAAAGCAGCTTGATTACCGGCTAAAGAATACCGTGAAGGTTGAAGGCGTCCGCGTGATCCATGGCCTTCCAGGTGAGAAACTGGAGTTCACCCGCGCAGAGCGACCGAGCGCCAACTACCCGGAATTTCAGAAGACTGGCCTTCGCAGTATGGCCGGCAACTTCGGCCTCTCCTACGCGCAGGTCGCGGCCGATTGGGAAGGCATCAACTATTCATCGGCACGCGCCATGCTGAACGAGGTTTGGCGCGGACTGCTGCACGATCGCTATGATTTCGTGACCAAGTTCTGCACGCCCATCTACGCTTCGTGGTTGCAGGAAGCCGTGGCAATCGGCCGGGTCAAGGTTCCGGGCGGTCCGCTCGCATTCTTCCGCTGGCGTGATGAATTGACGATGTGCGAGTGGAAGGGGCCGGGCCGCGGCACCATCGATCCGTTGAAGGAAGCACAGGCCGATGAGTTCGCCCTCAACATCGGATCGACCAATCTTTCGATGATCGGTGATGACAACGGAGTCGATCATCGCCGGGTGCTAATGGGTCAGGCCCGCGACAAGCGGCTTCGCGATCGGCTTGGGCTTGATCCCTACGTGCCGCTCAAGGGCGGAAAATCAGCGGATGGAGCATCGGCGCAGCCAGGCGCCGACCAAGAGGCAGTTACGGCAGGAGCGGGAGCATGAGCAAGTTCGCGCGGGTCGCTGGCCGGCTGTTCAATGCACCGCTGATGCTGCGGCCCGAAAAGGCCGAGATGCTGTGCGCTGCGCTGGTCGACCGACTGGGCATTGCGAAGTTGGACCGGATCGACGGCACTTCGCTTGGCGCTTCGCAGATGCGCCAGATGGCGGGGGACTGGTACGATGCGCCGCCCAAGACGGCGCGCGATATGTACACGCTGGAGCGCGGTGTAGCGCGGGTCTGCATTGACGGAACCACCGTTCACAAACTGGGCGGCGTAGAGCCGTACTCCGGTATGGTGGGCTATGATTGCGTGGACCGCATCGTGGCGGACGCGCAGGAGAACAAGGAAGTCGGCGCCATCCTGCTCGACATCGATTCCCCCGGCGGCGAGGTCGCGGGCTGCTTCGACTTCGCCCGCAAGTTGCGCGGAATGGGCGCAAGCGGCGGCGGGAAACCGATCATCGCCTTTGCGAACGAAATGGCCTGCTCCGCCGCATACGCCATCGCATCTTCGTGCGATGCGGTGATGACCACTGAAACCGGCGTCATTGGCTCCATCGGCGTTTGGACCATGCTCGTCGATATGACCAAGGGTCTTTCCACAAACGGGATCGAGGTCACCATGATCCGGGCTGGTGACCGCAAGGCGCGCGGCGGCCCCTATGAACACGCCGACAAGGCCACGGTCGACAAGCTGCAGGGCTGGGTCGAGGAAACGTGGCAGATTTTTGCCGGCTTGGTTGCAGATAACCGGCCGATCTCCAAGCAGGCGGTGCTTGCTCTGGAAGGTGACTGGTTCACCGGAAACGACGCATTGAGCCTCGGCCTCGTCGATGCAGTCGACAGTCCCGAGGCCATTTTCGAAGCGGTCGCGAAACTCGCCCGCTAACCATTGAAGCGAAAGGAAAACCCATGACGAATGCCTCTGCAGGCATGGCGACCGCCCTTGCGCGCGCTGGTGGCAGCGTGATCGCGATCGGCGAAATGTCGGCTGTCGATTTGCTGGCGTCGATGAGCGCCGAACAGAAGGCTCCGGTATTCGCGGCAGCGCCTGCCCCTGCTACCGCCGGTGTCGCCGTCGCCGCGATGGAGCCCGGCGACGATACCGGCGACGAGAAATGCTCAAAGTGCAGCGAACCCATGAAGGACGGCAAGTGCAAGAAGTGCTCGCCCGACTCCAATGCGAGCGCAGCCCTTATCGACGGCACCCCGCTCCAGACCAACGCCAGCATTCATGAACGGGTGAAGGCTGTGGCGTCGGCGGTCGAAGCCGACGACAACTGCAAGGGCAAGGCCGGCTTGGCGCTCGCCATGCTCGCCGATGATGATTACGCCAGCCTCTCGGCTTCCGGGATCGTCAAACTTCTGGGCAAGACGCCCGCCACCGCAGCAGCAGCCGACGCCGATGGTGAGGCTGGTGCCGTGATGCTCGCTGCCATGAAGGCGATGGGCAACGCCAACACCGGAAATTCCAGCGCGTCCGTTTCAGCGGAAGCCAATCATGGCTGGGATTCGATCCACGCCGACATTCAGGCCCGCCGCGGCAAGTAACCCTCTTTCCTCTGAAAGGAACACTCCATGACGACCCTTACCGAAGGCGTTTATGCCACCGAGTCTTTCATCAGCGAAGCGCCCGGCGACCGTTCGCGTGAAGCGATCACCGTCAAGTCGGGCCAGAACCTGAAGTCCTGCGCCGTTCTGGCAACCATCGTTTCCGGCACCGTCGCTTCGGCCGCGAAGGCTGGTGGCAACACCGGCAACGGCACCTTCACGCTGGACGGCACCACCCCGCTCCTGCTTGGCGCCAAGTATGGCGTTTACACGCTGCGCTGCATCGCCGCTGCGGCCAACAACGGCACCTTCCGCCTCGAAGATCCGGATGGCGTCGTTCTCGCTGACGTTGTGATGGCGGCCGGCGCTGGCGCCATTGCCGAACACATCAAGGGCGCGCTTGCCGATGGTGCGACCGACTTCATCGTTGGTGACGGATTCGACATCACTGTCTCGGTCATCACCGAGAAGGAAGTCGAGTACAATCCGGCCGGCACCGATGGTTCGCAGATCGCCACCGGCATCCTCTATCGCGCGGTCGATGCGACCAGCGCCGATACCCGCGGTGTCGCGTACAAGCGCGACTGCGAGCACAACGCCGACATCGTGGTCTGGAAGACTGGCGCGACCACGACGCAGAAGGCCAAGGGCACTGCCGACCTGAAGCGCCGCGGCATCGTTCTCCGCTAACCCAACCCATCGCAGCGCCAAACGGGGGCGTCGAGGATTCACCTCGGCGCCTTTTTTATGCGCTCGTTCCTGAAAGGATTTTCCTCCCATGCTGACCATGGACGTTTTCAAGCAGGACGCCTTCTCCGCGATCTCGCTTACCGAAGCTGTGCGCAAGTCGCAGACCATTCCCGGCCTGATCGGCTCGCTCGGCCTGTTCACCCCAAAGCCCGTCCGCACCCGCACGGTGGCGGTCGAGGTCAAGGGCAACACGCTGAACATCATTCAGACCAGCGAGCCGGGCGCGCCGCGCACCCGCCGCGCCAACAACAAGGGCGACATCCGCGATCTGCGGGTCCGCCGGATCGAGGAAGCCAGCACCATCACGGCGGAATCGCTGCAGGGCATTCGCGCGTTCGGTTCGGAAACCGAACTCAAGACGCTGCAGAAGGAAGTCGCCGAACGCCAGCAGGACGTGATCGACGACCTCTCCGCCACGGTCGAACGCCTGCGCCTGTCATGCATCAACGGCGTCCTGCTCGATGCCGACGACACCACGATCTACGACTATTACGCCACGTTTGGTTTCGCGCAGCCGGCAGAAATCGACTTCAACTGGTCGGCGCGTACCGGGGCCAAGAAGTTCATCGCCAACAACGTCACGCGTCCGATCATTCGCGCGCTGGGCGGCTTCGCACCTCCGGGAATGCGCATCCTGGCACTGTGCGGCGACGACTTCTTCGATGACCTGCAGGAGAACGGTGAATACCGCGATACCTTCAAGAACACCGAAAAGGCATCGGAACTCCTGAAGGACACGGCATTCCAGTCGGTCGATGCGTGGGGCGTCACCTGGGTCAACTATCGCGGCACCGACGATAATTCGAAGGTTGCTGTCGCGGTCGACAAGGTGAAGTTCGTCCCGGTGGGCGTCCGCAACCTGTTTCAGGAAGCCTTCGCGC